TTTAAAACTCTTCAAACTACAATTTGGTAATTGTAATGGATTATTTAATTAATCAACAAAAGATGGATCTTTTGAGATATTTAAGAGATATTGACGGTATGGTTACCGTAATCCTCTTCTTAGTATCAGCTCGTCTTAGCCTCTATCCCTGCTTGCGTGTTATCGCTTGTATATTGAGGCCAATTGGCGTTTTAATACGTTACTTGACTGATTCTCGGTATGTACAAACAACATTCATTGATGCTTTCGCGTCAAATGTGCTACCTGATTATCGGCAAATGGTCAAAGATAATTCAACTTTAAGTTGGATCAAACACGGAACTCCGCGCAACCATTCTCATCCTGATGCTGCGCAATCTAGGTGCAAAGCTAACATCATGATGTCCAACATAGTCACTTCCCTGGGTATGACACGGTATTCTGTGTCAATGTCAGCAAGTGAGAAGCGTATTGCCATGGCTGGCGATCGTTACTACTATCATGTTAAGGACCTCCAGATGAATAGTCAATATGGTGAACCTGCTTCTGGACAGATCATCACATTAACTGATGTTGACTATTATGTTGACATGCCTGCACTTTTATTAAAAGGGTTACCCGTACTTGCCTATTCTTTTGTCCCAACAGCAGTGGCTGGTAAGACAGAAAATGGTGTCTATAAGACCAATTCGCGTAATAATATTGAAATGTTGATTGATGGAGGTGCCAGCTATGAGCATCCTCTTTGGGACTACGACGGTGACCATCTCGTCGTACACAGCTTATACTATAGTGTCGTTTATTTGCTAGAACAACTCCACATTACATCTGATCGCCGAATCATTTTCTTTAACCCTATTAGAACCGTCTACGCTCCCGCGAGTTGGATTATTAAGGGCAAGGGATTGAAACGACGTCAATTAGTGTCTAATGGGGTTGCTCTATCACAATATTTGACACATGAAAAGGATGGGTCTACTAGCGCAATGTTTTCCTTTGCGAAAGTAGATACGTTTGATGCAGTCAATTTAAGGTCTAACGTTCTTGCGGCATCCGTCATCAGAGCACGCGAGGCTAAGACCCCACATATATCGGATATTGAACGCATTTTTAATACGTATGAAATTCCAGATCCTGTTTTCTCCGCAGCATTGTTTTTGGATATGTTTAAGACGTCACCTGAGATCTTCAACGTTAAAACATCCAATGTGAGTCCTTGCGTCGTACAACGAGACGCCCATACTTACCAAGCAGTCGGACCATTAGTCACCGAAGACGGGACGGCATCCATGCGCGCGATTTGGCCGGGTTACTGTCGTAACACGTTCTCACCAGCCAAGTCTTATAATAATGACAAAGCGTGCATAGAAGGACGCATTTTAGAGCCACGCAATCGCGAGCCTACTTTGCCCCCAATTGTTCAACAATATATCGAGGAGTTTCTTGTTCGTTTGGTACCAGACCGACTTGCAGGAAGCTTAGCACCAACCGATTATGAGCAAATGGAAGAGCAATTTAAGAGACCAACACAGCGAGCGTTATTGGAAAGAGCCAAAGATTTCATGTTCGGGAAGAACGTGATTAGGTCTTTCCAAAAGGCTGAAGCGTATCCTAAAATTACACACCCACGGAACATAACAACCTGTTCTATGGCTCATAATTTTATAATGGGACAATTTGGCGTCCCTTTTGTTAAGAAGATTATGAAGGAGTGTCATTGGTATGCATTTGGAAATCACCCAACAATTATCTCACAACGCCTCCAGGAAAAGGCGAGGAAAGCCACTTATAGCGTAAACACCGACGCCAATAAGTTAGATGGATCAGTCTACTTTTTCTTTAGGGATTTGGTAGTTGCTGCAGTAAAGCGTGCATACGCACCGGCTTATCGCGCAGAAATACATCGCGCTGAGTTGAAAGAAAGAAACCTCAAGGGGAAAACTAGTCACGGAGTCAGTTATGACGCTAAGTGCACAGTGCTCACAGGATCATCATGGACAAGTGTTTTTGGAACTTTGACGAACGCATTCGTCAATTATGTTGCATTACGCAATTACCACGACGCTGACCAAGCCTGGAAACACATGGGCATTTATGGTGGTGATGATGGAATTACCTTTGATTTGCCAGCAAATGCTATTAAGAAAACTACGGCAATGTTTGGCATGGCTTTTGATGCTGAGACAGTTCCAGTGTCAATGCCTGTAAAGTTTCTCGGACGGATCTATCCAGATCTGTTAACAACCACAGCCTCAATCTGTGACGTAGCCCGTCAAGCACGTAAATTACACCTCACTGCAACAAATGATTTCATCCCGACCCACCTCGCATTATACAGGAAAGCGCAAGGCTACCGCGTAACCGACTCGGACACACCATTCATAACACCGTGGTGTGATGCTGTTCTACGCATTTGCGGACCAGCAACTGTCCAACACAGATTGTATGCACAAACATTGGGCGAATCTAATTATTGGTCTAAGTTTGATAGTCCGTTCGACACACTCACTGACGATGTATATAAGTATGCAATTGTCTCACATGAGCTTGGTCTAACGGTATCAGAGGTCAAGAAGTATGAGGATATATTTCATTCAGCGACAAAGCTAGAAGATCTCTACTTGGACGATATTTTGAAATTAAAAACATCAACCAGTGTCAAAGCAGCAATAAATGGATACATTGTCAACCCCAACAAGCGGAAAACCATTCCCGAGATCGTCGATGAACACGCTCAACTCAGAGTCAGAATTTGCAGGTTTGTGGAACGTGGTCAAAAGTGTAGTCGCCCAGACTGCAAGTTTGCACATGAATTCCCAGCAAATGGAGGCACTACACCAATCCGTCGCTGCATTAATCCGCGGAATACATCCACTCAATCTGGACCACGACTTGCGTCACGCTGTCGCCCACGCGATGGTGAAGACCGCCCTTCGCAAACAACGACGAGAATTACACCCATGGAAAGAACCACGACAAGACCTTCTCCTGAGTCCGCTATCGACAAGCAGCGAAGATCCCGAGCTCCGCATACCACGAACTCCGTAAGATCACCTGCTAAGCCACTAAATATCTCATGAAGAGCGAGCCTATTTGAAGCTCCCTACTAAGACCGCAAAGCGGCACCTTTGAGAACATCCC